TTAAAGATACAGAATCAGAAGATATTAATTTAGTTATCGGTGGTTCATCAAGTATCGTTGCTGATACATCTACAGGTCATGATACTCATGTTACAATGATTACAAACTTAGTAGAAGGTAGAAAAGATTGTGTTGGATTTGTTTCACCATATCGTTCTGCTACAGTCGGTGTTACAACATCTAGTAAACAAGCAAGTAATGTAAGAGTTGCTGCTGACTTATGTCCAAGTTCATCTTACATGGTATTCGATAGTGGATACATGTACATGTATGACAAGTACAATGATGTTTATAGATTTGTACCATTAAGTGGTTCAACTGCTGGATTATGTGCAAACACAGATAATGTTGCTGATGCATGGTTCTCACCTGCTGGATTTAACAGAGGTAATGTTAGAGGTGCAATTAAGTTATCCTTTAACCCAGACAAAGCAGATAGAGATGTTCTCTATCAAGCAAGAGTCAACCCTGTTGTTAATTTCCCAGGCCAAGGCGTAGTTTTATTTGGTGATAAGACTGCTCAAACAAAACCAAGTGCATTTGACAGAATCAATGTAAGAAGATTATTCTTAGTATTAGAAAAAGCAATTGCAACTGCTGCTAAGTTCCAACTCTTTGAATTCAATGACGAGTTCACAAGGGCACAATTTAGAAACTTAATTGAACCTTTCCTAAGAGATGTTCAAGGTCGTAGAGGTATTACAGACTTTTTAGTCAAGTGTGATGCATCAAACAATACAGGAAGTGTTGTAGATAGAAACGAATTTGTTGCAGATATATTTGTTAAACCTGCTCGTTCTATTAACTTCATTACACTAAACTTTATTGCAACTCGTACAGGGGTCGCATTTTCTGAGGTAGGAGGCTAACATGGCACGAATAGACGACTTTAAGGCAAATTTAATTGGTGGCGGTTATAGAGTTAATCAGTTTAGAGTAACAATTACACCACCACCTGGCATTGCAATTGGATTAGATGTAAGAAGAACTTCTTTTTTATGTAAAGCTACAACATTACCAGCAATAACACTAGAACCAATTACTCTTAAATATAGAGGTAGAAGTGTTATAATTGCTGGAGATAGAGAAACTACAGGAACATGGAATACCACATTCTATATGGATACTGATTTCATGATTATGAACGCATTACAAAGATGGTCAAATGGTATTAACGATTTTAATGATAATACAGGTGTTTCATCATTATCAGATTACGCAACAGACTTAACTGCTGAAATGATAGATAGAGATGACACAGTATTAAAAACATACATCTTTAAAAATGCATGGCCTTTACAGGTTGGTGCTCCACCAGCACTTGCTGCAGATGGTGATAACACAATTGGTGAATTTACATGTCAATGGCAATATCAAAACTACTCACTTAGTGGAGTGAACTTCTAAACTAGTCTTTTTTTTCCTTATAAATATAGGGAACAATAAAGATTAATTGGAGAATATATTATGGCAGAACTATTTGGTTTCAAGTTCGGAAGAACAACAGATACCAAAAGTCAAGAAAAATTCACAGTACCAGCTAATGAAGACGGAACAGTCGAAATTGCTGGTGGTGGATTCTTTGGGCAAGTACTAGATACAGATGGTAGAGAAAGGTCAGAAGTTGACTTAATTCGTAGATATCGTGAGATATCACAACAACCTGAATGTGATAGTGCAATTGAAGATATCGTGAATGAAGCAATCGTATCAAATGAAAAAGATATGGCAGTTGCAATCGAACTTGACAGATTGGATTATCCAAAAAGTATTAAAAACAAAATTCGTGCAGAGTTTGATACTATAATGGCGCTTTTAGATTTTGATGTAAAAGGACACGACATATTCAGAAGATGGTATATTGATGGTAGAATTTTTTATCACAAAGTAATAGATAAAAAAAATCCTAAAAAAGGTATCGTTGAAGTAAGATACATTGACCCAAGAAAGATTAGAAAAGTAAGACAGGTTGATAAAGATAAAAAACCTGGCACATCTTTAGATATGGTGGTAGGTGTTACAGATTATTTTATATACAATGATAAAGGATTAAATTCTGGTCAAATAAGTGAAGGTGTTAAGATTGCAGATGATTCAATCACATATGTGCCTTCTGGTTTAATTGACCAAAACAAAGGTCATGTACTTTCTCATTTACAAAAAGCAATTAAACCTGTTAACCAATTAAGAATGATTGAAGATTCTGTTGTAATATACAGAATATCAAGAGCACCAGAAAGAAGAATATTTTACATTGATGTTGGTAATTTACCTAAAGCAAAAGCAGAACAATATCTAAAAGATGTTATGAATCGTTATCGTAACAAATTAGTTTATGATTCATCTTCTGGTGAAATTCGTGATGACAGAAATCATATGTCAATGTTAGAAGACTTCTGGTTACCTCGTAGAGAAGGTGGTCGTGGTACAGAAATTACTACATTAGCTGGCGGTTCAAACTTAGGTGAGATAGAAGATATAAAATATTTCCAAAACAAATTATATCGTTCATTGAATGTACCTATCTCTAGAATGGAAGCTGAAAGTGGATTTAGTTTAGGTCGTTCTACAGAGATTACCAGAGATGAATTAAAATTTTCAAAGTTTGTACAAAGACTAAGAAAAAGATTCACACCTATATTTACTGATATGTTAAAAGCTCAATTAATTCTAAAAGGTATTATTACTTTAGAAGATTGGGATAAAATGAAAGAACATATTCAATATGACTTTTTACAAGATGGACATTTTGCTGAATTAAAAAAGGCAGAATTGTTGCAAGATAGATTAAATGCATTACAAACTATCGAATCATATATTGGAACATTCTATAGTAAAGAATGGGTGCAAAAAAATGTACTAAATATGACAGATGCAGAAAGAGATAATATGCAAGACCAAATTAATAAAGAAGCAGGACTTGATGTGGATGATGGTGGTATTGATATGCCAGATGCTACTGATGGTATTACAAGATACCCACAAGATGCAACAGGTGGATTCATATCACCTGATGACCTAGAGGGTTCTGATGGTGTAAATAATAAAGGAGAAGATGATGGCGGAAACTAAAGATATAATAGATGCTTTATCTAATGGTGATAACTTAGGTGCTGAACAAGCATTTAAAGATACAATACAAGCAAAAGTAGGTGATGCATTAGAAGTAAAAAGAAAGGAAGTGGCTAATACATTTGTTCAATCAAATAAGGTTGAGGATGATGGCGAAGAAGTTTGAAGAATTTTATATTCCATTCTATGAAAAGGATGAGCATAAAAAATCCAAAGAGTATAAAAAACTCAGTCCTAAGATGAAAGGTGCTGTAGATGAAATATTCAAAGTAATGGATGCTAAACCTTCTGATTTCCTAAATACTTTTGAAAAAACTATAAAAGATATAAGTAAGAAGAAAAGGGTTCTTGAAAAAGACCTTCTTTCTTACTTTGAGAAAGAAGTACTATCAATTTAAGGAATAAAATACTATGTCATTTGTAACAACAACATTAAGAGATACAGTAGTAAACGCATCTGGTGCTGGTGGAACGGTCACAGTTAAAGCAATATTTGATAATGATACTGCCGATAACTTAATTCTTGATGCACATGGTTTAGATGGTTTTGCAAATGGAGCAAAATTAAATTTATCAAGAGCATGGTGGGGATTCACACAAGGAACTGCCGCTGCTAATACAGGTGATTGTATCATTAAATTTATTGGTGCATCAGCTAATGTAGTTGCATTACAACTTGCTGGAAGTGGTCACTATGATGGTTCAGCAGGTTTAATTTTAGGAAGTGCTACAAATACAACAGCAACATCATCTGATATAAATGCACAAACAAGAGGAACATCTGGTTTCGTTATATTAGAATTTAAAAAAGATGCTAACTACACATCATAGAGAGAATTATGAATAAAGTAAAACTAATATCAGAATCAATCGCACAAGATGTAGAATACATCACAGAAGAAAAATCAGACGGCAAAAAGAATTACAAGATTAAAGGTATCTTTATGCAAGCTGGAATTAAGAATAAAAATGGTCGTGTATATCCAGAAGAAATACTTCAAAAAGAAGTTGCAAGATACAATAAAGAATTTATCAATGAGAATAGAGCATATGGTGAGTTAGGACACCCAGAAGGTCCTACAATTAACCTAGAAAGAGCCTCTCACATGATTACTGCATTATATCCAGATGGAAAAAACTTTATAGGTGAAGCAAAGATATTGTCTACACCTATGGGTGAAATTGTAAAGACCCTTATGGATGAAGGTGCTAAACTAGGTGTTTCTTCAAGAGGAATGGGTAGTTTAGAACAAAAGAAAGATGGTGCTAGTTATGTTAGAGATGATTTTTATCTCGCAACTGCCGCTGATATCGTTTCAGACCCATCTGCTCCAAGTGCTTTCGTAGAAGGTATTATGGAAGGAAAGGAGTGGGTATGGAATCATGGGGCATTAATGGAAGCCGAATTAGTTGATATGAAGGAAAGAATCAACAAGAAAGTTCGGAAGAAACAGACATTGGAAGAATCTTTGGAATTTGCAAAGTTTTTGAAAATGTTATGATGTATAAATAAATGTTAATATAACCGAATTATATTTTTAAAAACAATAGATTCAATTAGGAGATATCCGATGGCAAATGAAATCGAAAAAACTATTGAAGAATTAGAAGCAGAAGTGCTTAGTGAGTTAGAAGAAGCCAATGGTGCTGATGCTCCTAAGAAAGGTGCTGCTAAAGCAGAACCTCAGTTAAAAGCTTCTGATGCTTCAAGTGTAACACCTGGCGGAGAAGTACAAGATATGGGACCTGCCGTAACATCACCTACAGATAAATCTGGACCTGGCACACAAGCTGGTAAGAAAGCAAAAGAAACATCTGGTGATGCTGCTCAGAAGAAAGAAGGTAAAGCAGATTCTATGGACACACCAAATGATGGTCAAAAGAAAGTTGCAAAACCTATCGCTGCTGGTGACCAAGTAGAAATGTCAGATGA